GCCGGAGCCCGTCGGAGGGTCTGCCATTTTATGCAACCCCTTCAGGTGCGTATACTCCATATTCTGGAGCATCTTTACGTCCCCGAGTGTGTCCATGGCCGGTGATACCCCGTACACATCGTGGCCCGTGACAGACCAGCGCACGCCGACACCCGGGAAAACATCGAACCCGGACTCGCGGAGTAGCTTATCTCTCGACCCCTCCTCAAACCAGATAGACGCGAAACGTTTGTTTTTCGCGTCAAGTTTGTTCGGATCGCGGTCGTTGCGGGGATGCACCATGTGCACAACCTTAAACCGCGTCATCGTGGACGAGGCGAGGTTGAACGCACGTTTCACGTCGTCCGAGCAGTTATCATACCCGAACTCGCGTACAATCTGCCGGGCGGTCATAACGAGCACGCGGGATATCGTGTCTATGTCCCCAATCTCGTTGTCCGCCATGGAATACTCGCCGACGGTAAGCGGGCTGAAAATGAGGCGCGTCTGGTCGAGGGAGTGGGGCTTTATAAACATGAAACCGGAGCCGAAGCCACCCAGCTCCCCGTAGATCTCGTGTGCCGCGCGGTAGAAATTCGACCGCGCAAACACGTTGCGCATAGCCTTTGTGTTCCCATCCAGCCACTCGCGCACAGTGCGGCGCCGGGCAAGATCTCGGTCAGGCAGCGTAAGCCGGAACCAAGGTCTTGCCGGTGACGTCATGCCGCCATGCATCCCCGCGGCCAGATCGCGCAACGCGTATATTCCCGCCGCGTTGAGAGGAGAATCACGCAGGATACCCCCGTTCGTCCGTGCCACGTCCTCTTTGTCCGTGAATCGGCACTTATGCGGCAGGAAATGCTTGGCCACGTCTTCCCAAGCAGGTTCCCACGGCTCACGGTCATGCAGGAGCTGGTCGTGGCGCGCGCGCAGATCGTCCAGTTTGGTGCGTAACGACATGACGCCCCCTTACCCGAGCTTGTTTTTCTTGGTGTTCGCCGCTTCGTTGAGACCGAGCGGGCTTGTGCTTATGGTTGCACTCGCGCCGTAGTTGGCCGCGGCCTTATCGGCCTGCGCCTGCTTCGCTTCCTTGGACGCCGCCGAGATCTCTTTAGGATTCTTCGGGGGCGGCGGGGGCGGCGGGGGCGGCGGGGTCGAGGGCATGCTGGGTTTACTGCTGCACATGATAGAGCTCCTTATTTGTAGGTGCGCGGGTCGTAGGTTCGAGCCTTCACCCGCTTGTCTGCTTCTCTGCGGATCGGGGCCGCGAACGTGAGCGCGAGGGCGTCACCGATATCCGGCGAGAACCCCGCGCGGGTCTTCATATCGTCTTTACTTTCGAGTACGTGGCGGTTGGCGGCGTCAAAATGGTAGGTCGGGAGCACCAGATCCTGAATAAGTCTTTTGTTTTTCGGGATACACCCACCAGCCTCCAGCCACTCTTTGATGCCGAACCACATCTCAGTACGCTTGTTGCGGTACAGCGTGGCGTTAGCCGCGCTCCCGCCGAAATTCACCTCGATTATGGGCACCTTCCGGTCACGCAGCGGTGAGAGCTGGCGGAGCCGGTCGATAACGCCTTCACCCCGCCCTGCGTCCACGAACACCGCGTCGGGTTCAAAATCGTCTATCTCCCTCGACACCTGCCCGGCAAGCCACATGTTATCAACGCCCTTGTAAATGAGCGGCTCGAACACGGCCAGACCCTGCCTCTTCACGATACACGAGCGGTCATCCCCGAACCGCGCCACGTCAACGCCGATAATGCGCGGCGCTTCGGAGTAGTCCGACGCGTGTATGTAGCGCCCGGTGGCGGCGTTCACCACGTCGATGGTGATAAGCGTGTTCTCGCATGATGCCGTGAAGTCACACATAAACTCTTGCCTGAACTGGTTTTCTGTCATTGAAGACTTGGCGAGCTCGAGCTCCTCGCGGTCAATGAGTACCCCGGGGTCGTCCACGGTATCCTCGACGGTTATCAGTCCCGCATACCACTTGAGGTCATTCAGCGCGTGAGTATAGAGGTCGTAAAACATATCGTACCCTTTCGGGGTACCTATGAACAGCGCCCATCCTTTGCGATCCGCCAGCGCCGGGCGGACGACCTCGCCCCACACTTCCGGCTTCATGTCCGCCACCTCGTCGAGGACGATGCCGTCAAAATACAGACCGCGGAGACTATCCGGGTTGTTAGCGCCGAACAGACGCACTTTGGCGTTGTTGTGCTGGTAGGTTATGGAAAGCTCAGACTTATTGACCACCACCCCGGGCACGGCCGAGGCGAACCGCACTAGGTAATTCCACGCTACGCTTTTCGCCTGATTGTATTGCGGCGCCACGTATGCGAAATGAGGGTCGACCGCTTTGCTGCGGGCCGCGGCGTCTATGAGCGTGTTCACGGCGAGGATCGTGTTGTGTGTTACCGTAAATTTTCGCCCGACGAGATACAAGCTGTCCGGCGCGTCCACTGTTATGCAGCGCACCGGGCGCGATGCCACCCGCTCCACACGGACGATAGACTGCCACCTGCCGCGTTCAGGCGCTGGCACATACCGGTCTCGATGCCGTGGAACGGTAAAGCAATTGAAATTCGGTCTAAACCCTATGCGGTAATACGTCTGCCCTTTGACCACCTTTTCATCAACATGCGGGTGCATACCTAAGGAAAGAAGCAGTCTCTCAATATCAAGAGCGAGGCGCTCGCGGCGCTGAACCACTTCACAGTAGTTGCCTCTGGCGTTAATGCACCCGTCGGCGTCCATTATCCCGCGGAGCAGCGCCTTGCGCTGGGTAATATCCGCAGTGAGAAACGCGTCCGGGATGTGCTTATCCCCAAGGACGCCTAGCTCACGCAGACGCGCCTGCATGCCGCCATTAACACGGTACGTGGTGGCTTTTCCTGCGTTCTGCGCGTTAGTTTCTTTCAATCTCCACCCGAAGGCTTCCGCGCTTTTCTGCATGGCGTCTACCGCTTCCGCGTCCATCGTAGTCACCTCGGCGGACCGGGCCGACCCGTCGCCGAGCCAAACGCCCAAAAGGTACGGATCGAGAGGCAACAACCGCGCAGGGTACTGCACGGCGCCGTGAATCTGTATGCGGTGGTTAAACTCTCCGCGGGCCTTAAGGCTGTTATAAATATCTTTTGTCGTTCGCGGCTTCGCAGGACGCGGCATATTCACACGGCCTTGCGGGGTGCGCACAGGATTATGCCTGTCTTTCTTTCTGGTTGTCACCCAAAGGTGTTCAGCGTCAGCAACGATAACCTCGCCGCTGGCGAACTCCACCTCAAAGCATTCCCGGTCGAGCATCACCTCGTGAGCCATAAGCACCTTTACCGGCGCCCCGTCACTCCCGAAGATAACATCACCAGCCTTCAAATCCCCCATCGTTTTCCATGAGCCGTCAGCCATTGGCACCGGTGTAGTAACGTCCAGCGCCTTGCCGAACCGCCGATGACATACAAGAACGCTGAAACGCTTCATATCGCGGTGTATGCGCGCCTGAAACGAGTGTGGCCTGTAGCCGGTGGATATCCGTGTCCGCATCATGAGAAAAGATCGTCCTCTTCTTCCGGTTCCGCTTCGGGCGCTCCGCCCGGAGCGTAGGGTATCCCGGTCTCCACGATAACGGCCATTCCACCGCCACCTAGCGGGTTGCCCTCGCCGTCCTCGACACCGAACCACTTCACCAGTTTTTCGAGTGCGCGGTGCTTGTCGTGCATCTCCACGCTTGTATTGCGTGAGCGCCCGGTGGAACGCTTGATCGATTTAACCGCCTTGCGTGTGGGCACTGTAAGCTGGTTGAGACCCTTAAGCTCCCCGTCATCGGTCATGACGTCGGCGATACTGGAGAACGCCATGGCGATGTACTCCTTCGCCAGCTTCTCCTTGGTTACGCCCAGCTTTTCAAGCGTGTCCTTCACTGCCTCGCCTTCCTGATAAGCTCAAAAAGGTTTCTGCCCTGCACCGTTTCGCCCGCCTTTATGCGCTGCATCTTCCCGCGATGCCACGACGCAACGCCGAGGATAGCAGCAGGAATACCGAACAGCGCGGCCATACTGGAAACCACCGCGGGGAGCTGGGCAATAAAAGAGGCGGTATCCTGCCATGCCATCATGACAAGCACGCCTGAAATTGCGAGAGCCACCAGCCCGAAGGCTACAGCGGACACGAAACCCCAGAAGGGCCGCCACCGCCTTGACCACGGGTCTTCCGACTGCGCTTCCGCCCGCATAGTGGCGTTGACTTCTTTTACCACGAGCGTTTCGGCTTTGAGCTGTTCCAGCCGGTACTCGTGTGCCTGCACTTCAATCTGTTTCAGGAGCGCCGGGTCTTTGACCGCGGTCTGCACCGCCTCTTCGGGGTCTGACAGCCCGGTCACACTCTTGGCGATATCGACCACTTTACCGGCGGTCTTCTCCGCGTCGTCATCCCCGAACAGGCCGACAATGGACGGAATGGCGTTCATGATCAGGCCCGCCAGCGGAAGCAGGGGGATAGGCATTACGCACCCCCTTTGTTCTGCAGGGCCCCGTTATTTGCCCGGGCGATCAACATTCGTGTCAGCTCCTCGAGCTGGTCACACAGCCGGTCTATGCGCCTACCCAGCTCCTGAATGTCCTTCTCGCGCCGCATCTCACATTTCGCGCGACACGCCTCGCATTCCGTGCGGGTCATCATGTCCCCGCTCTGTTTAACGTCCTGCAGTTTGAGCGCCATAATCTCCTCTCTGAGAGCATTGAGCGACGCGGTCAATTCCGCGTCCCGCTTGTCTCTCTCTGCAAGATACCGCCCGAGAAGCAGTTTTAGCAACCACGCCCCGAAGGCTATACCGGACGCTCCGGCTACGCCGGTGCTTATCGCTGAAAAACTCATTACCTCGGGCTCCAATGTGTTAGGCTCCTTGGTTTTTAATGCAACGAACGGCGCGGCAGGGATTCGAGGCGTAGGTTAAGCATGGCTTTTCTGACTTTCTCCCTCGGTCTCCGCAGCCGCGCCGCCGTCGCAAACGACGAAGGGAAGCAAGGCACAATGCAATGCTTCCCTCCTACCAAGCGGATCACCCCCTTGCGCTCCATATGTGCGCCTATTTGCCGTTAGCCACCCATTGGCCGGAGTCGTTGCGCTTGATTTTGTAAATGAGGCTCTCCTCTGTACGGAACGCCTCGAGGCATTTCTTGCAAATGCGGATGCGGACAACGGCCGTGCCGCAGTTGGTTTTCATGGTGCGGTTTACAAAAGTATCGTTCCCGCAGTCAGGGCACAGCATATATCCACCTCCGCCGTTAGGGCCTGAACAGATAGATCCCGCCGTCAAGCGCGGGGTTGCCGAAATCGATATGCAGCCACGTAGCCGTGACGCGCGCGTCTTCCATGCGCGTGACCGGCGCATACCGCGCAGGATCTGAAAGGATCGCACCCTGCACCACCACGGGCGTGGTCTTGGTGAATTTGAGATCGAACGCCGCCCATAACTTGTGCATGGACAGCGACGCCCCTGTATCTGTGCCGTGCGCACGCACTCCGGACTCGGTAAACACCTGACCGCCGAAACGGCCGTTAATGACCACCGGCCCGAAATCCTCGCGTATCAGGTCGAGTACGCGGAGCCGGTCAGGAGAAAACCGGCTCCACAGAACACCCTCGGGATAGGCGTTCAGGTACTCGGGGCATACCAGCTCACGGATAGAGAAAAATTTACATCGGTACATTTTTGTTCTCCATCTCCTGCCAACGCCTGATCGTCACCATGCACTGGTCGAGCTCCTGCTCGCCGTGGGCGAAATCACCATCGTTGAACGCGCGGCATGCCTCGCCCAGCTCCTCCATGACGATCTGCAAGGGGTGCTTGCCCGGCGTAGGAAAAAGCGGGTGCTTGGCGCACGCCGCTTCATACTCGCGCCGGAACCGGACAAACCACGATGTCGGTATAACTCCGTTAGGCATACACCGCCCCCGACTCGAGCTCGGATATCCAGAGTGATATCTGCTGCGCGGCCGCGGCGTACTCGCGCGCCCATATGCTCATGAGAACCCCGGCGCGCCCGCGGTCCTCTTTGGACCCCTGGCCCATGGCCCACTCCACATACCGCGCAAGCGGCAGAATCAGCGGGCGGCCCGTGGGCACAAAAT